AGCTTAGAGGAGGGTTGTTTAATGTATGATTTTGTGGAAGCGGTAAAGCTGGCAGCGCTTGAAGCCGTGGAATCTAAGGACCCTATGCGATTTTGCTTTGGGAGAGTAAGTAAAGTAGATCCGCTTGAGATATGGATAGATCAGAAGCTTACAGTACCTGAGAGTGCGCTTATTCTTACCGGAATGGTGAGCAAATATTCGGTAGAAGTCGAAGGGCAGGGTAAGATTACTCTTGATAACAGCTTAAAGGTTGGGGAGCAGGTAGTCCTTATCAGAGTTGACGGCGGTCAAAAATACATAGTATTGGATAGAGCGAGGTGAGAATATGTTACCTGTAATTGCTAAAGATATTCTGAATATAGAAAGTAGAGCGGAGCCAAGTAATACATTTCATATAGATTTTGACAGAGGCAGAATAACAGGCTTTGTAGATGAAAAAGAGGCATTGAAGCAAGCTATACTGCTTATTCTTAATACAGAAAGATATAAGTTTTTAATTTACTCATGGAATTATGGCATTGAGCTTGTAGATATTATAGGTGCGCATCCGGATATAGTTGAGGATGAAGCGGAAAGGCTTATAGAAGAGGCTCTTTTATGCGATGACAGAATACTTGCCGTTTATGATTTTGAATTTAACAGAAGTAGAAACTCTATGATAATAATATTTAAAGTTGACAGTATATACGGGGATATTGATATAGAAACGGAGGTAAAGCTGTAGTGTTTGAAGAAAATACGTATGAAAACATAGTAAACAGAGTCCTTGCAAGGGTTGATGACAGTCTCGATAAAAGAGAAGGCTCTGTAATCTTTTCTGCAGTTGCTCCTGTATGTGCGGAACTGGCACAAGCCTATATTGCATTGGCGTATCTCATAGACTGTACATTTGCTGATACCGCACCGAGGGAATTCCTGATAAGAAGAGCTCTTGAAAGAGGTATTATACCAACAAAAGCTACATATGCGAAAGCCGTTGCACTTTTCAATATAGATGTTGATATCGGTAAGAGATTTTCAAGTTTAAAGTTTAACTGGACAGTGTCTGAAAAGATAAGTACAGGTAAGTTTTATATTACTTGTGAGACTGCAGGTAGCTTGCCGAATGCCGAAAGAGGAAATCTCATACCTATTGAATACATAGACGGCCTTGAGACAGCAAGTATAGATAGTATCGAAGTGTACGGTGAGGATGAGGAGGACACTGAAGAATTTAGAAAGAGATACTTCTCATCATTTGAAAGCCAAGCATTTGGAGGCAATAAAAGAGATTATTATCAAAAGATTACAGCTATTGATGGAGTAGGCGGATGTAAGATATTTAGAGCCACGGACTCTAAAGGCCTGAGAGCTCCCGGACATGTGCTTGCTATAATAACAAACTCAGAGTATGGTCCTGCGAGTCAAACTTTAGTATCAAATGTGCAAAGAACCGTAGACCCAAATGGCGATCAGATGGGTGACGGGTTAGCCCCGATAGGTCATATATGTCATATAGAGTCTGTAAAAGTGAAGAGTATAAATATAGATACTAATATAGTTTACGATGCAGGATATAGTTTTAATGCTTTGCAATCTCAGATAAATAAGGCTATAGACGGATATTTGTATGAGCTTAATAAATCATGGGATACAGTAGAAAATGTAGTTGTTAGAATATCAAATATTGAGAGCAGAATACTGGCTATAAACGGGATTAAAGATATCGCAGATACTAAGCTAAACGGAAGTCCGTCAAATGTAATACTTGATAAGGATACTATAGCTGTAAGAGGTACATTCAATGGATAGGAATCTGGTTAATTATTTACCTGATATCTTAAAAAATATACTTGAGTTTAGACAGATTATGGGTGCCGAACAACCGGAACTTGAGACTTTTTGGGATAAGGGGAATAAGGTTGTAGATAACAGTTTTGTATTAAGTGAAGATGAGGATGCCGCAAGCAGATGGGAAAAGATATTGAATATCTCACACAAAGATACAGATGAGCTTGATGTTAGAAATCTAAGAATACTTGCAGTGATGCAGGGAAGATTGCCGTATACTTATCGAACTTTATATAAAAGCTTGCTGGCAATGGTTAACTCTGAAAGAGACTTCAAGCTGAGTGTGGATGTAGATAAAAGAAGCGTATCCATAGTAGTGGCACTATCTTCAAAGGAATTAAAAGATGAGATAGAAAAACTTGCGGAAAAGATGGTGCCGGCAAACATGACGCTTGAAGTATTGTTGTGGTACACAACTCACAGAATGCTCGAGATAAAAACTCATGGAGCACTGGAGCAGTATACTCATGGGCAAATGACAGAGCTGGATTTAAGGTAGGTGATTTATGAGACAAACAGATAATTTAAAGCTGAAAATGCCCGACAGGACAGACAATTACAATGTTGAGGATTTTAACAGCAATTTTGCAAAACTTGATAAAGCGGTAAGCAGTACAAGGCAGATACAAGTGACAGCTTCAAGGTTTAGTGCTCAAGGACCTTACACACAGCGTATAGATGTAGCAGAAATTAAGAGTACGGATGTACCTGAGATATCTTTGCTAATACCTGATGGTATTACGGATAGCGCAAGAGTAAAGGCTATAAAAAAGGCTTGGAGTTGCGTAGACAGGGTAGATACATATGATGGTTACATAGTAACAAGTTGCTTTGTAAAAAAGCCTGAAACCGATATTTTACTGCTTATAAAGGGGGTGTAATATTATGGCACAGGCAATACTTTTAAGAGGTGGTATTGGCGGTGTTACATCTGATGATGTAACAGCATCTAAGGCACAAGTGCTGCAAGGATATAAGACGGTAACTACAGATAGTGATGATGAGGTGGTGGAAGGTACTATACCAAATCGTGGAACTTGGGTAACAGCATCAGAGGTTATAAATGCTTCTTGGGAATCAAACATCCATACAAGGTTTGAAGAGGGATATTATCAAAATGATGGTCAGTACAAGCCTACCGCAAAAATTCCTTATGCAGTTTTGTCTAATGTTATAGGTGTAGACCCGACTAAAATGTTACAGTCACTGACACTCGCAGGTAAGCAAGGACAGATTAAGGTAGTAGACACCGGAGCAAATAATAACAGAGTAAACAAATCTACAGCTTATGGTATTGATAATTGGACTGATACAAATAATCCTATATTCTATATAGATTTAGCACATGGAAATGCGTACTATAGTCGCTATGATGGGCGTCCACATGTATGTATAGATGCGGACAAATTAGGCAATGCCACAGCAGATAAAGTACTTGCAGGAAGTACTTTTACAAGTAAAAACGGTGTGTCTATGTCAGGCACTATGGCTAATCGCGGTAACGGTATGAATGCAGTAGAGTTCATAAATGCACATTGGGAAAGCAAATTTGTGGCTAGAATGGAGCAAGGTTATTATGAACAAATAGATCAATGGAAACCCTACGTCGCCATACCGTATGCAGTCTTAGCAAATGTTGCCGGCGTAGATCCTTCTAGGATGCTGAAATCTCTTACCATAGCCGGTAGGCAAGGTCAAATAGAAGATAGAGGTTCTTACATAGATGGAATTAGTCCATGGTATTATGCAGATGCTGAATATTTAGTAACACAAATACCATCAGGATATTACGGTGCTGGCAATGGCGGTGGTCGTACCAATGTAAATACAAAAAAATCAGACATTGTTGGAGCACTTGGATTGAATCCTGGCTTATGGCTTGATACTTTTCAGACTATGGGTATACAAGGAAAGATACCAAGATGGGTAAGTTCATCACATGTTGTTTCAGCTGTAAATAACGAAGGCTTTTGCTGGGATGATGATACAGGTGAAAATAGAGGTCGAGGTATAGTTAGCAAAATCCCAAAAGGACGATACATAGAGAACGCTGATTGGGTGTTCTTACCGTCTCCGAACTTGCAGCCTTGGAATATCAGACAAAATGTCAATATTAATGGCGTGATAGGTACTATGGTTGACTATGGAGCTGGCGGAGTCCCTTTTAACGGAGCCACCTTTGATGGCAGACTGCTGACAGGGGTGGCGACTAAGGGGTTTGTTCTTGGTGGCATTGGAAGATATCTTAATTTAAAAAATACAAACTATGGATACCAAGGTATAGTAGATGGTGGACTGAAATTTATAAATGGATATAGTGAAAATACTCATATGAAAACCGCATCCGATATAGGGTGTGTATTCTCAAATTCTGTAAACTTGACACCTTTTAGATATATAAAATTTGGATTTAAGTTTTTTACTTTCAGAGGAGATGGTACATCTTCGCAACCGGCAAGGATTGATTTAGAAGTAGGGGCTACACCAGTTAGTAGTGCAGGTGGAGAAACTTATCATAGTGAGAGTAATACAGTAGTGAGAGATATTGGACATAGATCAAGGTACGCTACTTATACAATGACATCAACAAAAATTAATGCCGGCAATCAGAGTGATATGTCTCAACAGTATCTGACATTAGATGTGTCAGCAAGTTCAGGGCATCACTTTATATACCTTATGCTTGGAAATATCGTACACGAATATAGCCAAGGAAGTGTATATGCTGTTGCAGTAGTTAATTACATAGAATTTATAAATTAAAGAAAGGAAGAATAGATATGAAGATGTTAGTTGTTTATGATACCTCGGGTGGAATTCTTTATATGGTACCTACTAACGGTACTTATAAAACACTTGAAGTAGAAGTTCCGGAGGGGAAAATGCTGGAACGAATAGAATTTTCGGGTGAAGAAGTACAGCCGATATTCGTTACACAGCCGGTTACTCTTAATAAAAAGCTTGAAAAAGAGTTGGAAGATGCTAAAGCAGAGAGAAATGAAATAAAAGAAAGTCAGCGAATCATGAAACTTGCGTTTGCAGAAATGATGAATAGCATGGCTAAGGGTGAAGAAAACGAGGAGGGAGAGGGATGAAGCAGCATATATACGAATTTTTTGCTAATTTGATAATTGAAGGTAGCTTCTTTTTTAAGGACTTAGCAAAGAAATATAAACTTGGCGTAAAGAAAGTTTTAAAGGAGAAGGGCAGAGAGGACTTGGCTACAGACTCAAATGCCAATATGAAGCCGGAGGAGTAAAACGGTAGAGGACATTTGTCCTCTTTTTTAATTTGATAATTTTAATTACGAGTGTTGAGAAGAATAAAAAAGGAGATTTAAAATGTATAGTTCACTTGCAGCAGGAAAGAAACTTTTAAGAGGTGGGTATAGTCAGTATACATTGACTGGAAAAGGCTACTTTGTACAGACTGGAGCATACAGTAAAGTACCACATGCCGGAGATATAATATATTTTTATAGCAAGGAAAAAGATCGAGTTGCTCATGTTGGCATAGTTGAAGATACAGGGAAGCTTGGAGATACATATATCATACATACCATTGAAGGCAATACCTCAGCAGTCGCATTTGAGCGAAATGGTGGCGGCGTGGCAAGAAAGGAGTACCGCTTTAAGGACAGTGAAGTTGGCGGTACAAATAGGATAAATGGATTTGGTACACCGCTTTTTAGCAGTGATACGTGTACAGCTGAAGAGCTTATAGAAGTTGCAAGAAAAGAGATAGGCTATCTCGAGAAAGCAAGTAATGCAAAGCTTGAGGAAAAGACGGCAAATGCCGGAGAAGCAAATTACACCAAGTACGGGCAGTGGTACGGAGGCAATGGCAACTATTGGTGCCAGCAGTTTGTAAGCTGGTGTGCTTATATGGCATGTAAGCTATATAGAGAGTCAAGAAAGACCGGATGGGAGAGTATAGATGATAAGTGGGCATATAGATTAAACGGCATATTAGTAAAAGACAAATGGCTTGAGATTGGAGGAAGATGGTATGTATTTGATGGCTCTGGACATATGGTAAAAGGCTGGTTTAAGCAGGGAGATGACTGGTATTATATGAATTCTTTGGATGGAGCTATGCTTAGCGAACAGTGGGTAAATATAGATGGTACAGATTTCTATCTTACTCAAAGTGGAGTACTTGCAAGAAGTGCATATATAAAGGATGCCGATAAGGATCTGTATTATTGGGTGGATGCTGATGGTAAGTATCAGAAAGAGTATGATACATCTAAGCCTGACTTAGATAAGTACGATTTAGCAGAGTAGGAATGATGAGAAAGGATGAGAAAATGAGAGCAAATGTTTTATATTCAGTTGTAGGAGTAGTAGGAGGATTTATAGCAGCTATGTTTGGAGGATGGAGTGATGCACTAATAACACTAATTGTATTTATGTCTGTAGACTACATTACAGGTCTGGCAGTTGCAGGTATATTTAAGAAAAGCAAGAAAAGTGAGACCGGTGCTTTAGAGTCAAGAGCGGGGTTTAAAGGGTTATGTAGAAAAGGTGTTGCACTACTTATAGTGCTTGTAGCAGTAAGACTTGATATCATCATGCATACAAGTTATATAAAAGACGCAGTTATCATAGCTTTTATAACTAACGAGTGTATAAGTATTATTGAAAATGCAGGTCTTATGGGTGTGCCGGTGCCGGCAGTAATCGCAAAGGCAATTGATGTTTTAAAGAAGGGGTCAGAGGACTCAAAAGCGGAGCCTAAAAATAATTCTATCCGGTAGCACATTTATATAGCTCTATTTGAAGCCTACAGCTTGCAGGCAGCGTTTTTATGGCTTACCCTTACAATTATACCACTAAGGATAAAAAGGCTCAAAAAATGGCTTTAAATGTGTTATAAAAGTTTCAGAGTTAGAGCAACTTAAATACTTAAATGTGGAGTTAAATAAATTCTACAACCACAAATGTGATTTATATAGCTCTATTTGAAGCCTACAGCCTCTAGGAGCGATTATTTTGGAATAGTCCAACAAATATATACCTATGACTTAAAAATGTAAAATAAGGCATTTTAAAGCTAAATTTATTTTTAGTATAAAATTTTTAGATATCTCTTTGCTGTCTACTTAATAGTCCATAGAACATGAAAAAATAATATAAAAAAACACTTGTTAGGTTTGGTAGATGATGTTGAATTGGCAGAATCTATGCTTAGAAATGCTGGAATGTCTGAAGAGGAGATTGACAAAGCATTATATTAACAATAAATCCTTTACATATGGGTAGCCATATGCTATAGTATTGATAGTTAAATAAATATTATTTAACAGATAGGTAGGCAAGGCGGTACGCTGTACTGACCGTAAAGAAAGGAGGATCTATGGAGACCATGGGAATGACTGATAAGCA